TCTCTTTCTTCTTCGCAAAGTTCCAGACGTGCGTGCGCAGCTCGGCATCACGCTGCCCAACGTATATCTCCTTGCAGACGCGCGCGTTCTTCGAGTTCTCGTCGAGCGACGTGATGCGCCCCGCGCCGAGCTTCCGGAGCGCATTGTTACAGATCGAGGTCTCGGAGGCCATGATGCGTGATCAAGCGGCCAGCCCGCTAGGCTGGCCCACGAACTTTGTGGCCTCGTCCTTGGTAAGGCTCTTCGCCACCTCGCGGCCATCATCGTCGAGTACCTTCCATGTGCCGTGGCCGGCATGGACCGCCTTGAGGCCCCGGATGATCCGCACCCCGCCGTGCCGCCAGTCAGTGATCCGCTCGACGATGACGCGCTTCGGAGACGACTCGACGACCTCGAAAAGCGCTTTGTCCCAGGTGGCGTCATCGCGTCTGGAGGTGACGCGAATCTCGTCGCCCGGCGCGAGGTAGTTCTGGACCGGGAGGAAATAGTTGTCCTCCTCGATCAGCTCCGGCGGGTGCTCTGACACGGTGTACGACAGCGCGCTGCCGAACTTCAGCCGCTCCGCGAATTCGATCTCGCCCGGCTTGGCCCTGATACTCACGATCTCTTCTCCTTCTCGTTGTTACCTGTCTTCCATGCGTCATAAAGAATCCGATCGACCTTCGCACTCAGCTTTCGGTAGGTGGCGTCCATCAGCGCCATACGGTTCCAGGGGTGATGGTGGATAATCTTGATCTCCGGCTGATATCGAAGCACGCCCCTGGCGCGCGCCAGCTCGGTCCAGATCGTGTCGATATACAGGCGGTGCAACCCGGGGAAGGCGAGCCACCCAACTTCGCGCACGAGATCGCCGCCGACTGCGAAGTGCGTTGCGTGCGCCTCGCCGTTCATTCCGTCATCGCCGTATGCCAGACCATCGAGCCCAGCCGCCTCGATGAGCACCGTGTCCCAGGCGGGGCTTTCGGGAACAACGTCGTCGGCGAAAATTCCGTACCACTCAAGGTCCGAAAAGACGCGAAAGACGTGGTTGTAGAGTTCAGCCAGCCCGGCCCGCACGCCAGTGATCACGCACCAACCGGGCGGAAGATCGATCGCCAGATAGGCGTCATGAAGCGGGTCGTCGTTATCGACCAGCACCAGGCCAGGTGTGGTCGTGCCAGTCGAGCGGCAAGCCTCGGCCAGCCGCGCAACGTTATGCGGCCTCGACCGCGAGGGTATGATCCACATCGATCCTATCCAGAATTGCCCCATAGATGCGCGCTGGGTGATAGAGTGTCCGCACGCGCTCTGCCAGACGTTCGGCGTAACCCGCGATTCCCTGCTCTGTCAGAACCCTGAGAAGCCTCGCCACATCGTCGGCGTCGCCGTAACGAACCAGGCAATCCTCGGGAAGCCAATCTCCGGCCGGAGATTCCGTATCCTCGAAGAGCGCGCAGCCTGCCCAGCCGGCCTCCACCACCCGCCCCTTGACGTGGTGCGATTGCCCCGAACCTGTAATCGAAATGTTGATGGTAGCACGGCAACGGCACAGAAACCGGACATGGTCCTCATAACCACCCCAGCGCGCTCGCAGGCGCACGGTGAGCATGCCCGAGGCGGAAAGCGGCACGAGTATCTCGGAACGCCGCCCACCAATCTCACCCGAAAAGCCGCAATGTATATCGCGCGAGGCAGCGGTCAGCATCTTGAACGGCGCCGGGTCAACGGGGGTCAGGGTCGCCAGATCGATCTCCGGCTGCTCGGCACCGTCGATCGACACGTAAAGATCGAAGCATTCGGCTTTCCTGTAGGCGGCGAGCACCCGAGGCCACGGCTTGTCAGCTGCGTCGGAAACGAGATTGACAACCGGAGCGATGTCACGAAGAGAGCGCAGCGTGGGCAACTGCGGCAGGCCGCGTCCACTGCACGCGCCAATATAGAAAATCACATCCGGATTTGCCGCCTCTGCTGCAATCTTGAATTTCCAATCGTTGCGGATGCTGGTGTAGCTGAACACCTCGACGGTGGCAGGGACCCCACTCACGGCGTTCCAGGCCGCGATGTGGTTCTCGACCTCGTTCGTATCTGTCGTGATGAAGAGTGCGCGGGTCATGCGAGGCCCAGTCTTTCCAGGATGCCGCCGTAGATTTTCTCCGGCGTGTAGTGCTCTCGCGCATGCGCGGCGAAAGCGGCGGCACGCTCGTCGATTTCTCGATGCGACGTGCCAAAGATGATTTCCCTCGCTTCATTGGCGTCGCCGTAAGTGAAGAACGTCCCCGAGGGGAACCATCTCTCGGTCGGGGCACCCCGCATCTCCAGGAGCCCCGCCCCGGCGAAGGCAGTTTCAAGCACCCTGCCCTTGACGTGGTGAACAAGCCCCGAGCCAGCCAACGACGTGTTGATGACCAGACGGCATCGCCGCAGGAACCTCACGTAATTTTGGTAGTCCCCCGCCGTCTCACGCTCTCTCAGCTGCACGAAATCGCCAAGGTCGTGCAGCAAGGCGCTGCGCAGGTCTTTGGTGCCGTACTTGCGCAACAGCAACTCGTAGCGATCCTTGTTGACCATGTTTCCCGCGAAGCCACATTTGAACTTCCTTTCGCGTGGAGGTAGAGCAAATTTCGCGAGGTCTAGGGGCGTCAGGGTGACGTGATCGATAGGCGCGTCGGCGACGCCGTCCATGCCCACGTAAAGATCGAAGCATTCGTTTTGGCGATAGGCTTTCAGGATCGGGTGCCACGGCGGATCGGCCATGTCTCCTTGTAGAATGACCGACGGCGCGATCTTGCGCAGTTTCCGGAACGTCTCCTCGCTCGGGAGGCCGTCACCAGCCACGCCTCCGGTATAGAAGATCACATCGGGCTTCTGTTGCCTGGCTCTGGCGCGAATGAAGTCGTCCCGCTTGGGGCCGTTAATATCGAAGACGATGTGCGATGCTGGCCCCATCGTATGCTCCCAAGCATCGACGTTCTCAATGGGCTCGGTCGTCGCGGTGGTGACGAAGAGGGCGTGCAGGTCAGGCATTGTAGTTGTCCATGTTCTCGACCAGAATAATCGGGCCAGGGTAAATCAGCGCCTTCTTGTATGCTGGCACGATCCCATCCGCCCTATTAAGCTGCCATATTAAGGTCGCCGGGAGAAGAGAACGGAAGCCAATCGTATAGTCGCCAACGTGCTGCACGCCAGGGTAAAGTGGGGCCTCTGAGCCAACGCCGACGCGAACAATGACGTGCTTCCACATCTTGTCGAGGTGATTGACGAGTTGGTTCGTGGCCAGCAGCAGGAAGTTCCAGCGCGGGAAGATCGAGACTGGGATCATGCCGTCGAGCGCGAGGCCGATTGACATGCCCATCTGCATCTCCTCGGCCACCGGCATCTCGATCTTCTTGTGACCCGGAACATCCGCCAGCGTCTCCGACATCGCCGTTCCCGGCCACGCGACTGCCTGGCCGAGAAATATCGTGCGCTCGTCGCACGCGAGCATCTCCATCGCCTCTTTCAGCGCTTCTGCGTAGGTGTTCAAAACTGTACCCTGATGCCTGCGCCCGAATGTGGCCACTTGGAGCAATAATCGTAACGAACGATCTCCGCCTCCCCGGACGCCCCCCATGCCTCGATTGTCGGGGTACAGACAGATTTGCCGTTGTCCTCAATGATCCACCGAATAGGCAGCTGATGATTAGCCGCATAGCGTGAGCATTCGTGAAACATCCCGCCTTGTGCCGTCATATCGCCAGCGAAGCAGTGAACGCGATCTTCCTCGCCTCGTCGCGCGATGCCAAGTGCGATACCCGTCGCTATCGGCAGGATGCCTCCCACGATGGCCGAGGAAACAATTCGATGCTCGGGGAAGCACAAACTCATGGAATCCCCGTGCATGATGGCAGCCTTCAGCGTTTTAGATGGAACGCCGTGCAGTAGGCATTGGTAGTGCATTCGCCATGAGCCACAGACCCAATCGTATCTGCGGATGTCCTTGAAGATGTCAATCAGCGCGGTTTCGTTGTCGTTCGACAGATGAACCGGGTGGGGGATCAATCCCGCGTTAAACAGCTCGGCAATCTCTTCCTCGAAGGCGATCAGCTCGTCCTTGGTCATGGCTCGCACACCATCACGCGACTGCCCTCGTGGCCGAACCGAAAGGGTACTTCGAGAAGATTGGCAAGAGCTGCCCGAATGCGATCTTGAACCCTTGGCCGCGCGTAGAGCAGGAGAAAGCCGCCGCCTCCCGCCCCGAGCAGCTTGCCCCCGATCGCACCGCAGCGCCGCGCCTGGTCGTAGAGAACGTCGATTTCCTGGTTTGTCACCTTGTCCGACAATCGGCGCTTCAGCTTCCATGTCTCGTGTAGCAGCGCACCAAAGTCGTCCAGCCGGCCCGTAACCACGGCACCAATCGCATCCGTAACGAGGCCGAAAATCATCGCAAGCTCCTTCTCACGACGATCGGCGTTCGAAACTTGTGCCTCGGCGATCTCCGATGCGTAGCGTTGCAGGCCGGTGAAGAACAGCATCAACCGGCCGGCCAAATCGTCCTGGATACCGGGAGAAATGCGTAGGCGATGAACGGCATGGCTGCCGTTGCGGGCGATCTCGATATGGTTAAACCCTCCGTATGCGCACTCGATCTGATCCTGCACGCCAACCGTCTCGTGAAGGATATCCTGCTCGACCCGGATCGCTTCACGCGCAAGCTGGCTCTGGCCGGCATATACTCCACGCATCGCGTGAAGGGCGTGGAGCATCCCGACCGTGAAGGCCGACGACGAGCCCAGCCCCGCCCTGGCAGGCATGTCGGCGGCGTGGTGGACCTCGATCCCCTCTTCGATGCCGAGGGCCTGAAGGCACCCTCTGACTCCGCGGTGTTCGATATCCTCAAGCCGATCGACCATCTCGATCTTCGACCAGACCACCCGGTACTTCGAGCCGAGGAACGGCGGTATCTTGCGGGCCGAAATGTAGCAGTATTTGTCGAGCGTCGATGTCAGCACCGCACCGCCGTGCTTTTCGTACCATGCCGGATAATCCGTGCCGCCGCCGAAGAAACTGACGCGAAAGGGCGTGCGAACTATGATCATCGCTGCATCGCCATAACGAGGGCGCTGGAGGAGGCCACCTTGCCTCCACCAACCTTGTAAAGCCGTTCGATCTGAAGTGAATCGCAAAGCCGCGCTTCGAGGATAGATGCCACTGAGCGATCCTCACGCTGGCGATCACCGCCATTACAGAAGAAATGCGGAAGGTGCTTCCTTATCGCTTGGCATACAGTGCCGTCGAGATCATCAACCGAGATCACCTGATGAACGTCGGCAAGCGCGCCTAGGATCATCGCCCGATCGCGCCACGTTATGAACACATATCCTTTCTTGCGTCGGACCCAATCGTCGGAATTGAGGGCAACAATCACAAGACCATGCTGGCGAGCCGCAGCGAGCAGGTTCACATGCCCGACGTGGAGTGGGTCGAAGCCGCCAGAGACCATCGCTATCTTGTCAGGCATGGTCCTCTCCTTGTGCGCCCTCGCCAATAGTCGAGCAGGTCAGCCATCGTCTGCTCGAACGGTATTTCCGGTTCCCAGCCAGTATGGGTCTTGAACTTTGTGCAGTCCGGGAGCTGAAGGTCGGCGTCGATCGGGCGCAGCCGGGACTGTTCCACCTCGGTACGGAAGCTCAAGAGGGACAAGCCACGTAGCTTGCTGAGCATGTCCTCCACCGTGCAAGTTACGGTGCCGCCGATATTGTAAACCTCGCCCGGCTGCGGATTGATGGTGAGCAGCATGTGATACGCCCTGACGGCATCGCGAACGTCGGCCACGGTGCGAACGGAATTGAGATTGCCGACCTTGATCACCGGCTCGATCTGTCCGGCCTCGGCCATCGCGATCTGCTTGGCGAATGTAGACTCGGCGAACACGTCTCCCCGGCGCGGCCCCGTGTGAGTGAACATGCGCGTCACCAGAATCTTCATCCCGTAGGCTTCGGCATAGAACCGAGCCACGAGGTCCGCTCCCACCTTCGAGATCGCATAGGGGCTGGCCGGATGGAACGGGCAGTCTTCGGTTATCGGCAAATGTTTCTTGTCAACCTTACCGTAGACCTCCGATGAAGAGCACACATGAATCAGCGCGTCGTGGCGACGCAGCGCATCGAGCAGCCGGACGGTCCCCTGCACGTTGGTATCGAGCGTGTCCAAGGGCGCCGTGAAGCTCGTTTTCGGATAGCTCTGCGCGGCTAGGTGAAACACGTAATCGGGCTCCGCTGCATCCACCGCGTCACGGATGCTCAACGCATCGTGCAGATCACCGTAAACGAGATGGACCCGCTTCCCTTCGTTCACCAACGGGATGACGCCGGCAAGACTGTCCAACGGCTCTTGCCAACGCAGAAGCCCGTAAATCTCCCAATCGGTCTTGGCCAACAGGTATTCCGCCAGATGCGATCCGACGAACCCGGCCATGCCGGTGATCAGGGCGCGGGTCATGCGACATCCTCGAATTGGTCGAGCGCCATCTTGACGGCCTTCGCGACTATCCTGACTTCCGCCCTGCCCATCGCCTGATGGTTGGGCAGTGCCAGTCCGGCGCGGCGCACCTGACGTGCATTGGGAAGACCATTGACGACGCGGTGCGTGTGCTTCCGCAACGCCGGATGCTCGGCGAGATTGCCGGCGATAATGGATCGGGTCTCTATCCCGCTTGCGCGAAGCCGCTCGGCAAGATTGCCGGGCGCTGCGGTGATCGGCATTCCGAAGGGTGAGGATGTCCCGCCAGGTTGCTCACGTTGCAGGCCCAATCGCCATTGACTCCCGAGAGCAGCCCGGTAGGCGTCCATATTCGCGCGGCGTTGCTGAATGAACGCAGCGAGCTTCGGGAGCTGAACGCGCCCGATTGCCGCCTGAACCTCGTTGAGCCGCAGATTGTAGCCCGTCTCGACGAACAGGAATCGAGGATCGATCTCGGGTGACTCGGCAATCCACTTCTCGTCGCGGACATCACGGCACCAGCCATGGCTCCGCTGGATTCGCATCATATCGGCGAGAGCATCGTCCTCCGTGACGATCATGCCGCCTTCCAAGGTGGTGATATGGTGCGAGAAGTAGAACGAGAATGTTCCGGCGATGCCGAACGACCCGACGGGCTGGCCGAAATATCTCGCGCCCAATGCCTCGCAACAATCCTCGATCAGCAACCATGAGTGTGCGCGGCAGATCGACTTCAGACGAGCCATATCGCAGGGGTTGCCGTAGACATGAACAGGCATCACTGCGCGGGTTCGTTCCGACATGGCGGCCGTCAAGGCATGATCGTCGATGTTGAGCGTCGCAATGTCGCAGTCAATGAATACTGGCACAAGGCCATGCTGGATGAGCGGCCAGACGGTCGTAGGCCACGAAAGCGCCGAGACTATGACCTCATCTCCCGGCCTCAGTCGCTCGAGCGCGACGAGCGCTGAGATGGCGAGCAAATTGGCCGATGACCCGGAATTGCACGCGACGGCATTCCTGAAGCGGAACATCGCAGCGAACTCGTCCTCGAAGCGGCGAACCTGCTCGCCCTGCGTAACTCTGGTTGACCGCAACACGGCCACCGCCGCCTCGATCTCCTCTTCGCCGAAGGTCGGCTCGTGCAGCCTGATCATGCCAGCAAATCCCGTTCCAGCCGATGCGCCGCCATCGCATCGACTTGCGCCAGTGCTTTCGACCCGAAACGGCTCAGCGCCATCTCCCGATAGCGAGACGAGGCGAAATACTCGTGGAAAGCGTCATCGCGGAAGCGCAGCACGTCGGCTGCCGTGAGGGTGGCCGTCCCCAGCGGTGTGCAATCCCGCGAGTGCTGCGAGTAGCTCGACCACCGCGCAGGAAGATCGCCGGGCTCGGCAGCATCGAACAGCCTGGAGCCCGGATATGCCATCGCCGAGTAGAAATTAGCAAACTCGCAATTCAGGTCTTTCGCCAAATGGAGCGTCGCTTGCATTGTCGCCATGGTGTCGTCAGGCAGGCCGAAGATGTAATTGCCAAGGACGTTGATGCCCGCGGCCTGGATGGCACGGACCACCTCGACGATATTTGTCTCGTCAAGGTGCTTCTCCGCCCCATCCCGTACATGCGCCGAGCCTGATTCGATCCCGAGTGCAAGCCAGCGGATGCCGGCATCGCGGAGAAGCGGAAGCTGCTCGGCCTTCACCGTATCGACCCGCGCGTAGGCCCAGATGCTGATCTCCTCGGCAAACGGCTTCGCCGCCAGCCCCTCGCAGATTTCCCGCACATGGCGATCGTTCAGCACGAACATCTCGTCGGCGATCTTGAAAGTCCGCACTCCGTATTTAGAGTAAAGCATCCCAATCTCCGCCACCACGCTCTCGGCCGAGCGCATCCGGTAACGGTTGGTATGCTGGAAGACGTTGATCATGCAGAACGAGCACTTAAACGAGCACCCAAGCGAGGTATGGATCGAAGCGTACGGTGCGCGAGGACTGCCGTCGAAACATTGCCAGTTATGCGCTCGGTAGCGATCCATCGGCAGCAGGTCCCACACATCGCCGGTCAGCTCGTCAATCGGTAGCAGCGCTGCACGAGGATTTGTCACCACACTGTCGCACTCCCACCACACGAGGCCCGGCACGTGCGCAAGAGGCTTGCCATCGAGCAATCCCGCCAGCGTCCATGGACCTTCGCCATCGCAGACGCAGCTAACGTTGTCCTCACGCAGGGTGCGCTCGGGCAACGCCGACGGATGCGGACCAACCATGATCACGGAGCCCGGCAGTGATCCGGCAAGTAACGAGGCTCCTGTCATCTGCTGTGTTGAAGCCGACGGCTGATGCCCG